GCCGTTGCCCCTGAAGAGGCACAAACAGAGACAGAGGGAAACTAACAAGCGGCGAGCGGCGGCCGCTAGACTTCGAGCAACTTAGGGCCATAGGTTACGGCGAGATGCTGTTAACCGAAGAGGCTTTTAACGAAATAACGCCGCGTTACTTTATGCTGCGCCTCAAGGGGCTAAGAGCAGCACAGCAACAGGCTTACCGTAATGAATGGGAGCGCACTAGGTGGCTCGCCGTTTTTATGGTTATGCCCTACTCAAAAAAGCGTCTAAAGCCTACCGATTTAATGCGCTTCCCTTGGGAGCAGAAAATTGCGGCAAGTGTTAAAGAGATTATAAACGCTAATAAGGCTATTTTTGATAAGCTAACCCCGCCTAAATGAGAGCCGCCAAAGTAATTTATAACATACTCGCCAATGATGCGGGCGTTAGCGCGTTAGTCTCGAATAGAGTTAACCCGCTGCGCTTGCCTCAAGGTTCGGCTTTCCCTGCCGTAGTTTACAGCGAGGTGAGCATTAACGCCACGCCAACAAAAGACTCTAACAGCCGCCTAGACTTTACGCGGGTTCAGATTGACTGTCTTGGCCTAACTTACGAAGATGCTAGCACGCTAGCCGATGCGGTACGGGACGCGCTCAATGTAGTAACGCCTGGCACTTACAACGGCGTTAACGTCTTTTACATTGAGTTTGATAATGAGCAGGAATTTTACGACGATGCCGCAGACTTTGGCGGGGTGGTTCAGGTTTCTCAAGACTACATTTTGAGCTATTCGTATGTTTACCCGATAGCTGCAAATTACTTAATAACAGAAAACGGGGCTTTCTTGACTCAGGAAGACGGCTATAAAATTATTCTCTAATGGCCAGTAACTTAGACTTAAACGTAATAATTAGCGCCTCCTTTGAGAAACTCAAGAAGGGGATGGCTGACGCTGTTAACGTCGTTAAAGGCTCCACTAAGAAAATGGAGGAGGCCGCTGCTGGGTCTAAGAAAGCTCTTGAGCAGGCGTTAGGCGGTGAGAATTTAAGAGTAAAGCGCCGCGAGCTTACGCAGACTATTAACGAGCAGCGCAGCATTTTAACCAGCTTTAAGCAGGATTTAATTGCTTTAGAGAATAAGCTAGCGCAGACTAGTAAAGGCGATTTAATGCGCCAAAAAGCGCTTAAAGATGCCATTGCCTCGCTTAAGGTTGAGATTAAAGATCAAGAGAGCGCCGTTCGTAATTTGAGCGACGCTAGGGCTGAGACTAATTTTAGCCTAGAAGAGGGCAGCCGCAAAGCCGAGCAGAACACGCAGGCAATGGAGGCAATGAGCCGAGCCGTAAATGCGGCCTCTATGGCTACGCTTTTGCTGTCTGGAAATAACGAAAAGGTAAGTAAAATAATGCGCGGCGTACAGGTTACGATGGCATTGGCCTCTGCTGCTGTTGCCGTCTACAACCTTGCACAAAGGCAAAACGAGATTTATACAACTGCCGCAGCTGCTGCTCAGAAAGTTTACGCCGTTGCAGTTGGAACCTCTACGGGGGCAATGAAGGCCTTTCGAATTGCTTTGCTTGCTACGGGTATAGGCGCTGCTATTTTTGCCTTGGGCTTTCTTGTCGAGAAGTTTTCTAGCTTAGGAGACGAAGCCGAGAAAGCAACAAATAAAGTAAGCGACTTTACAAAAGCTATAGAAGACGATGAGCTAAAGGCCTTAGACCTTAAGCACAAGCGGGTAATGCACCAGCTTAAACTTGAGGGCGCTACTGAGGGCCAGCTACAAATTCAATACCAGAAAAACGTAGACGAAAAGCTGGCGCTAGTTGAAAAGCTAATTAAACAGCGCAAAGCAGAAGGTAAAGAAGCACAAGAGCTTTACGATTTAAGCGCTCAACTTGCTGGCGAGGCTGCTGAGTCCGAAATGGCCTATAAAGAGCAAGTCTACGAAGAGGGCAAAAAGCTTAGGGAGCAGGAGTTAAAAGATTACTACAAATGGCTAGAAGATAAGCGCAAGCTAGAGGTAACAATGCAGGAGAATCTAACTAAGTTTCTCCAAGATGAAGAGGAAAAGCGCTTAGCCAATTTATCAGCACGCCGCAAACCTCGGGAAATGACCGAGGCAGACCTAGCGCCAGGCGTTGCCGCTGTTAAAACTGCTGGCCTAATTGGCGCACCTGGAGAGGGGCCTTTTGATCCTATTGCAGAAAGCGCTAATAATGCTGGCGACGCTGTTGTAGAATTTGCCACTAAGTTTAGAAACGCTACTAGGGGCTTAAAAATGGACATAGAGGCGCAACAGCGCAAGGCTCAAGAGTTAGCGGATAGTTGGGCTAAAGCTATGGATCAAGTAAGCCAAGCCGTCTCAAAAATGGCAAATGAGGCGGTTTACGCTTTTGGTATACTTATGGGTGATTTAGTAACAGGCCAAAAGGACGCGTTAAAGGTATTTACCAGCGGTTTTATTGGTGCTATTGCTGGCTTTCTTGAGACCTTTGGTAAGTCTTTAATTGAGTTTGGTGTAGGGTTACAGGCTTTTAAGATAGCAATTCAATCAATGAATCCAGCAGTAGCCTTGGTAGCTGGGGCTGGCTTGGTTGCTACTGCTCAAATATTGCGTAACGTGGTGCAGTCTGGAGTCCCAGCCTTCGCCGACGGTGGTATAGTTAGCGGGCCAACCTTGGGCCTCATGGGCGAATACCCTGGCGCTAGAAGTAACCCCGAAGTTATAGCACCTTTGGACAAATTGCAGTCTATGATTAACACAAGCGGAAGCAGCGGCGAGCTAGTGGCTTCTACTCGCTTCGATGGCCGCGACTTATGGCTAGCAGTTAACCGTTACGAAAAAGATAAAGCGAGGGGCTAATTTTGAGACATGGCTAAAATATACACAGGCTCCTTTTTTACCATTGCAGGCGTTGAGTACGTTGTAGAGCTTTGGAACGGACCAAGCGGGGCAGCTACGCCCGTTACTTTGGCTTTGGCTTCTCCTGGTTTTACAATAGAAAGGCAGGGCGAGAGCGACACCTTTTTTGATAACCCGATAAGGGCGAGCCGCGTTACTGCTTCTTTTGTTATTACAACAGATGCGCAACTTACCGCTTTTCAAGGCATAGCAACAGATTCAGAGGAAACCTACGCTATAAAGGTAATAAAAGACGGTAATTTATATTATGTTGGCCGAGTGCTAGCGGATCAAATGCGCTTTGAACGTGCAGACCCTGACGGTAAGATAATTATACAAGTAGCCGCAGTAGATGCGCTAAATTTAATAGACGGCTTTTTTGTAGATGAGTCTTGGTTTACTAACGATCACGCAGGCGGCATTTATTTACTGCGCAAATGCCTAGAACTTAGCGGCCTAGACGACTATTTCGGGGCGACGGATGACTATATGTTCGACGGCTTAGAGCAATACGAGAGCGCTACTCAGAGCGTAAGCAGCGAGAAATTAAATACTTTCTGGTTTAACCGCTTGGCCTTTGTAGACAACCTCGACGTATTTGGCGGCATTGAGTTAAGCTATGTAAATGCGAAACAAGCTATTGAAACAATACTAAACGGCTTCGGGGCTAGAATACATTTTGATAACGGCGGCTATTACATTACTCAGACCCCGACCTATTTAAGCTCTACGCTGACCTTTCACAAATACGACAAGAGCGGGAACTATAACGGGACTACCACACTAACGCACGCTGTAAGCTTAGGCACTTTGCCCGCCCGCCCGCAATGGGAAGCCAAACCGCAACTTTATTACCAGTTACCCTTTAGGCAGTCTGAGACTAACATAACAAAAGCAAACGGGGCTTATATTAAAAAAGACACCTTCGGCCCTTCTGTTTTAACTTTGACTTTTGACAGGCCGCCGCAAGATCATAACTTTAGAGTACAGATAAACCTAGAAAGCGTACCCCTAAGCAACCCGAAAGGTTTTCACCGCGTGCGCTATCGAGTTTACGGTGTAGACGGAAGCCCTACGACTTTCTACTACTATTACAGCGGCACAACTTGGAACAGCCAAGCAAGCGCCCCAAGTTATTACAAAGCTCAGTACAAGACGACGGGC